CTCCCAGGACTTTCGCGGCAGCCGAAGAAGATGTCAAAGTTGGGTTCTTGGAACCGTCCAAAGTACGGAGCCAAGAGAAGGTGTCGGACTGGGGCAACTGGTCCTCAAACTCATCTGTTCCGGCTGCCGCAGCGGCAGCAAATGTTGATATTTCTGATGCAGCGGAAACAATCCGTGCGGAAACTAATTCTGTCATCTCATCGACGGTCACCTGTCGTTCGTTGCCGTTTTTATCCACAGCTTTAAAGCCAACTATATTATTCAAGTCCATAATGCAAATTTTAAAATTAAAACAAATACTTCACCCATGCAAAATAATTACTGTTCTCAATATAATTCGGATCATCCTCGTTGGAATATGCCTCTCTCTCAAACGATACCGTCTTATACGCCCTGCCGGCATCCTTCAACCGTACCGCCCTGACCAGCCACTCCACACCATACCAGAGATAGAATGCCAGCCCGGCCAGTACCAGCCACCAGGCGGAAAGGTCAAAACACAACAGCAAGATCCAGATAACTGTACCGATGGCAACTGCCATCTCAACCCATTGACGGGCGTGGGTACACTCATGGTTTCTCACTTTCTGAGTGATTTTCTCTTCCGGTCGCTTGCTTAAAACAAACGGACCGATTGTTATCGTATGGCAAGAACTGAACGCAAGCAGCACCTTTGCCAGAAGGTTGTTACAATATACCTTTTTCATGTTGTTCCTCCTTTTTATCTAAATAATCATTCAAAGAATCAGCCAGCAGACCGGGCAGCATGGAGGTGGAGCGTCTTATGATATCCACCTCTTCTTCGTCAATCTCGACACCTTCAGCAGTAGATTTGAATATCTTCTCAGCAAGGAGATGCGCCTTCAAACCCGCTACGTTCTTGTATATCCAGTCACCGAAGGCCTCAGTGATGTTACTGGCTATAAGCTTTTCTTTTTTAATCCCATCATAAATAGGGAATTGTGCAAAATTTATTCTCATACTTTATATTTAAATTATCCGCAATAAAACATAACCCAATAATTACCCATACACTTAATGAAGCCGGATGCAAAATCCAAATCAATATAAGACACCTCCTGTCCTCCGGGAGCAGGCAGGATCCGTCCTCCTGTCAATCTTACTCCGCCGCTCATACGTTTGAAGTATATAGTATGTCCCGGAACATCCGGAGGAAGTGTCACTTCTATATTGCCCGTATTAATAAACATCACATTATCATCATTGTTATTCAAGGGAGTGCTGACGGATATGTTCCTCCAGTTGCCAACTATGCCACGAAGAGAAACATAGCTGTCATTGTTCGGATGAAGGAAAATGTTACCTCCCTCCACGAATAGAGGAATGCTTGGAGTCTTGATGTGCATCCCGATCATGACATTTGGACTCTGTATGTCAATTCCAGCATCATACTTAATCCCTTCAATGGTGACAAACTGCGTGTTTCCCCCGATTCTTACGTTTGCAAATGTCCTTTCGTTATAAAACTCAATTTGTCCGGCAGACAGATTGAAACCGACGTATTTATTTGTTTCATTTTCATAAAGGATCTTTGAGGACAACATCCCCGAAGCGATGGAGAACGGACCGATACGTCCTCCTTCTATGTCCATATTAATGCCATGAATATAACCGGATTCGGAATTCAGTATCAGGTTGGGCACACCATTGGTTGACTTCTGTGATTTTATATCTCCAAAAGGTATGCCGTTGGCATCCATTCCTTTATATGTGAACATGAATCCGCATATATTGGCTCCTGTAGCAAACAGGGTGTCAGTGGCGATATTAACAAACTTCTGCATGGCTTCCCAATTGGAATCCCCGTTGACAGATGTAGGGGCGGCGGTTACACTGGCACCATAGTTCCGCACAAGGAAATTATAATACACGCCATTGAACTTGTAGATGATCTTGTCACGATAGCTGGCGTTCCATACATAGCTAGTACCAGATTGGAATACTCCCATATCTCTTGGAGAAGCCCCTGTCGCTCCAGTTGCTCCTATGGCGCCATCATTTGCAACACCCACCCCCTTCTCGGCCACATAATTGTCATTCCAAGCAGCAGCATCGGAAGCTGATTTATAAGCCCGGACGGCAAACTGGGTGTATCCGGCTGTCGCAGGTACGGATATCTGGCTGTTCAGTGTCGCACCTACATGAGCCAGCCAGCTTCCGTTGTATTTGCGTGCAGCCAGATAAAGCGTGCTGCACGTGCTTACATTGCCTGCCACATTCTGTTTGCAAGTGACAAGGAATCCAGACGGGGATGGCGTGCCTGTTGAAGTGAAGTTGATCACGCTGACAGGACTGTCCAGCCAGTAGGATGCCGACGGTCCGACGGGAGCAACCATCTCCTGCCAGTCCGCATGTACCGTCCGGTTCGCAGATCTGCCGGCGAGGATGTATCCGCCGTCTCTTTTCCTGCGGAGTCTGCCGTTTCTGAACTTGGCGATTTTAATAGGAGGGTTGGAGGTTTCAACCTTGCTTAAGTAAGATCCTCCGGCAAACGATACTGTACTGTTCTTGGCATACGGAGTATTGGCGGATTCCCAATGACCGGCTGCTGTGATGCTCTCACCATCCTTTCCGTCACTGCCGTCCACAACCATCGGGACAGTTTCGACATCAACCGCCTGACCGTTCACGTAGAACACGAACTTCAAGCTACTGGTAAAATTACCGGAAGCCACCCCGACACCATCACCGATGGGAACCTCGGCCGCACCGTCACGACTGTACTTTAACTCCCCGTCCGTTGTGGCCGTAGTGACCGCACCGACTGTCTTCATACGCCGACAGGATACTGAAGCTACACTGTAACCGCCGTTCTTGTTCTTGCTGACCATCGTGGCCGAAGTGACAAGGCTATAAATTACCGCATCGGAACCGTCCGCCCCGCCACGGACACCGGTTATCTTGAAAGTCAGTTCACGGGTATAGAGCTGCCCGTTCTTCATTGCAGCCAGTGTGATGGTGACCGTATTCTGTTCCGGAACCGACTTTCCGGCAGCGACGGATATCGCCACCGCTCCGGTGGCCTTGCTTGTGCTTGCCGTGAAACCGGCAGGCGTGCTGACTGTCAAAGATTCAAGGGTGAGTTTCTCGGTACCGTACCACATGGACACATGGGTAGTCCATGACTGTGCGGAAGTAGTAACGCCGGTACTGGTAAGAGCGACGCTCACCATCTCATTGTCAAGGTCTGCCATGACATTCGACTCCCCGTCCTTACTCCAACGGTGCACAGGGGCCGGAGTGCTCCATTCACTCCATACTCCATCACGCTTCACACGTTTGCACGCCCATTCCACCTGATGGTCGGCATCCACGCCAAGAAAATCATCTGTCCAGCCTTCCGGTATATAATCATCCTGCTGCTTCGAATCCGGCTTGTCAGGGGTAAGGCCGATGATGTTGGTACGGGTGTAGATCCACTCGTAACCTTTGCCGTCCTTACCGTCAGTCCCGTCTTTGACCATGACCATCCACAAACCATTCCGGTATATGTAAGTACAATGGTCAGCCGTATTTCGGTAGCTGTCACCCTCCTTGGGATTGGACGGATGGGATGCGAACTCACCCAAGAAGGTGATACTCTCACCTTTAAGTTCACGACCGTCCAGCAGCATCTCCCAGTCTTCATGCACGGTCCAGTCGGCTGATTTCCCGGCAAGGATATAACCGCCATCCTTTTTCTTTCGATAATTGCCGTTCCTGAACCTTGCAATTTTAATCGGAGGATTGGATGTTTTCACCTTGGAGATAAAAACACAGCCCGCCAAAGTGACCATGGTATTGACCTCGTATGGGGTCTTAGAGGATTCCCAATGACCGCCACCTATTACAGACAGTCCCGGATCACCCTTGTCACCTTTGGCGGCTGATACAAGCCAGTCCGGATTGTTTTCGGATGGCTCGGAAGTAGTGCCCTTGTCATTGACGCACAACCATGTGGAACCGTTATGGGGCACACGGGAATAATACGCATACTTCCTGCCCGGCTCCCAGCTAGGGAAGTCGATAGGAACGCGGACTGTGCTACCGGTAATTTCATCAATTTGAAAAATCAATCCCGTCATGATGATATCCTGCAATACTGCCGAGAACCTGTCGCAGTTGATCCCGTTGATGGTCATACCCTTCTTCTTGCCGAACCAGCTCTTCATCTGTGCCGGCTCCGGGTCCCAGGTGTTGGCATTGTCAACAAGGGTGATGCAGCAGTTACCGTCACGCACGTCTATGATGATATAAGTCTGACGCTCCTTGTCGGTGAAGTTCCCCGTCTGTCCGAGACGCATCTCGTTATGGGGAACGAACTCATATCCGGGACGCGGAACCATCACGAATGTCTTCTCGTCGTAATCTGCGGAAGTGATACGGTACTGTATTTTCCGGAAACCAATAAAGTCACCGGTAGTGACGCTTTTGTCATGCCAGAAGCCTAGGAGGATATCGTCCGGCTTCTGTCCCAGCGGTACACCATCCTCCAGATCAGGGATGACAGTATAGCTGCCGTCACTATTGGCGACAAAGCTTTTTATCTTCAGCCCTCCGCCGGGACTTATAGTATTATATCCTTCAAAATAGGTCTGACGGTTGAAACGAAGTTCTGGTACACTCAGAGAGCTGCGCAGGACCAAAGCCTCCAGCTCGGCACGGGCGTCCTCACCGATGTAACCTCCAGAAACACCGGTAACGAAATCACCGAACTTGGCGTATTTCTTGATGACGGTTCCGCCCAACAGGGATAATAGGAAACCGGTGCGTTCCTCCGTATCCTTGCGCATGAACATGATCAGCGAGCGCAATGCGGAATACACGTTATGGTCTGTTGCAGGGGTGGAGTCGTGGCTTCCGA